CTAATTGCCAGCAGCATCTTGTATGCTTCCTTAGGACTTGCCTGGGTCTTTTCCATAGGGTTAATAACCCTAGCCAGGAAGGCCTCGTCATAGCCCTCGTCAGATGCCTTGGCAGCAATATCCTTGTAAGAGACCCGCTCAATCTTGTCAGCACCATAGGCGCGGGCAGTGGCCTCAATGAACTGCTTAACACCATCGGCGTCTGTAATTCGATCTAGGTTAAATACAGTCTGCGGGACTCCCGCCTGTATCTGTGCTTGGCTCGGGCTGGGCTTGCCAGTGGTCGGCATGGTTGGCGCAGCCTTGAGGATGCCTTCGGCAACCTTGGGCTCGGCATCCGGTATCACCTGATACGGGCCGATGGTTTCCACCGTTTTGCCAGGGCGCACCACCGGCGCCTCTGTCCTTACTGGCGCAGCCTTAAGTATTTTCCTAAGAGTGCCAAGACCGGCTACCTGCTCCGGGTCTTCTGGCGGGGCAGACTCTTGAAAGGCAATAGGCTCGGCAGCGTCTACATCCAGCTCCTGCCCTGGCTTTAATTCGTTTACCCCGGCCTGCGCCTGGGCAAGCTCGTCAAGTCTGGTCTCTAGCGGTTTGATGGCCATTATTGCTCACCTTTAATTATGCTACGCAGTCGCTCAATCTGACCAACCCATTGCTTGTCATTTTTAATGTTGGGGCCATAAACTTTTTCGTCAAAAGGCCCATCACTCATTAACCACTCAATCATTTCTTTTTTGGTAACAGTAACCTTGCCACCTTCTTTGCCTCGGGAAAATGCTTGGTCTCTACCAGGATAAGTAATTAACTTATCTTTGTCATCGTTTAAAAATACCCCACTTTGCCAATTTGACATTACATCTTCAAAGTCATCTCTAGCATTAGCCACCAACCTATTAAACGCTTCTCCAATATTTTTGTTGCTCATTTTTATTTGGCTTGCGATTTGCACCGCACCGGTCGGTGGTGTCGTTGCAATCTCACGGCCAATCTGGCCAGCAGCTCTAGCAGCGCCCTTTGTTGCCCGCGTAGCCAACTCTCCCATTGCGCCCAGCTCTCCGACAAACTCAGGAATCTTGGCAGCCTCGCGCCTGCGCTCACTAGCGCCGGCAGGCACCAATGGAATCCCAAGAGTTTCGTCAAAAAATCTTTTAATATCTTCTGATGTCGGCAGTATTGTTTCTTCTTCCAAGCCTTCTAAAAATCTATCAAGCGCCCCACCGGGAATATTTTTCAAAGTTCTTATGGCATTGACCACTGGGAACAAGGTAGCCTGACTAGGGGCAAGACCTGGGACTGCTCTGCCAACTGCCTTTCCAAGACTTTCAATATCACCGGGCAACCCAATGGTTTCTTGCACCGCGCCCTTGAGCAGGCCGGCAGGAACATCAGCAGCAGAGGTGGCAAACTCGCCAAGGGTCATGGGCGTAGCGCCAGGTGGCTCAGTGCCAGCGGCCATCTCTGTACCCATCTGGGTAAAGTCATCAGCGGCAACGGCCATCTCCTGGGCCGGAGGTCTTGTAACCTGCTTCTCACCCTCTAGGTCTTCACCAACGCCATAAATGTCTATTCTGAACCCAGAGGCAAGATCATTAAGGAAGGCATCTTCTAGTCTCATTTTTCACCTCTAACAATCTTGCTGCGATCTAAAATTGTTTTTCTGTCTCTTCGCCCAATGCCAAGGCGTTTTAATTCTTCGTCCGTATAATTAGTTCTGTACTGCAAGCCAAGACTTTCAAGTTTTGTCTCCAAAGATTCAATAGCTGCTTTTTGTTGCGAAACATCTGCTTGTTCCAACCTTGCGGTAACCAATCTCTGCGCCGTTGCAAGAGGATTAAATGGCTTTCCTTCGCTTAATGCTGTTTCTTTTTCAACAATATACTCAGCCTGCACTTGAGCTGCCCTTAAGCGCTCATCCTTAAACCCAGGTGCCAGTGGATCTGGAACACCAAGGCTTTTTTCAATAAAACGTCTAGCATCGGCATCAGCTGGGTTTGACCCTCTAGCAATCCTCTTAAGGGAGTTCGCCTGCTTCCAGCTAATCGATCCTCTTCTAGCAAGTTCATCGATCTGAATCTCGCCCATCTGGCCTCTGTCTACCAGTGACTCATACCGGCCTATCATTTCATCGCTAGCACCGACATCATCGCCTTTAATGATTGCCTTCATTTCTGCGGGGGAAATGTCATTTAATGACCGCAGCCTATCTATTGCCTCGTTGGGGCCAATACGCCCGCGATACAAATCTTCCCGAACAGAAAGACCAATGGCCTTATTCTGTTCCTCTTGGGTCTTGCGCTCACGCTCGGTAACCGCATAAACATCTGCATTTCGCTTTAACACGCGATCCCTTACTTCTTCCCTTTCTTCAATGGTCATTGATTTCCAAACCTCGGAAAACCTTCCAACATCATTGGAGTCCATTTTCTGCAAGGCAGACGCAGGGCTAATAGAGAACTCTGGTTTTGTAAACTCGCGGACAAGTACATTATTCCTGGCGTTGATAGTCGCCTTTTCAAACTTCCGCATAGTATCCACAGGATTGCTCGTCTGGATAGCTACACCGCTCACAACTTTGCGAGCTTCTCCGACTGCCTTGAGAGCATCCACAACAGATGGAGTAGTTTCAAAAACAGTCTCTAGGTTTTTTTCTTGCGCTTTAATTACATCGTCTGCTTGCAAATTAAAAGTTGCCTGCGCTCTCTGAACGATGACCGAGGAAGCTCTGGCCATAACTGCCCGCCCCTGGCCGGCAACGGTATTTACAAACGCCGACGCCTGCTCAGGGCTATACACAGATAAAGCCTTCGCACCTTCTCGCCCAAGAGCCGACAAGGTTTCTTGGACGTTGGTCAGGTCTTGCACCGTTCCAAGTTCAATTTCAGATGTTAGTTTTGCCAGCTCTAAACTTGCCTGCATCTCAAGGTCTGTACGCAACTGAATTGCCATTATTTGGTTGCGCTGCTTTTGCTCTTCGGCAAATTGCTTTTGCTGCGCTTCTGCCCTACCAAAAGCAAATTGGCTTATACGGTCTAAAGCAGAAGACACAGACTCTGTAACCCTGGACTGCTCCCGGAGGTTGGCAAAATCCAACCTCGGAATGTCGGCAGAGATTAAGCCAGATTCTTGATAGCGTGGTAGGCGTGCCATGTTAAGCCTTGTTTATACATTAAGTTGCCTAGTTTCAATCGGCGCCGGGGCTTGAGTTCCACTGAACCCCATGTAAGCAGCAGTTCCCAACTTCGCCATTGCATCAAAAGCTCCGCGCCTAGCAGCTGCTTTACCAGCAGATTCATAGATCCTAGCCTGTATAGCACCGCCACGCATAGCGGCATCTGCGTCTGCTAGCATCATCTGGTACTCGCGGCCAGCGGTTGTATCGTTGGCAGCCCTCACCAAATCAGGAGAGCCGGAAAACGGGTCTACGCCTCCAGCGTATGACCTTGCAGCCAGAGCAGCATTTACCTGCATTCTCTTACGCAGAACCTCGTTTGACTTTTGTTGGTACTGCAAAGAACGGCGCTCGCCTTCAGCCGTTGCCTGCTGCGCCTGGATTTGATACATCCGTCTTTGCTGCTGGCCGGCCTCGTAAGAACCGACAGCGCTAGCTATTGACGCGAGGATAGCAAGTTCCATATCAAGACCCCTGTGTAGTGCTTACTTTGTATTCCATGCCAAGCACCGTAAGCTTTAACGGCACGTCCTGTTCCAGCGTAATCTTGCCCTCTTGGCTATAACCCTGGATGCCATCAATCGTTTTGGTACCCGTAAACTCAGGCACAGGGTTATCAAAGATTGGCGCGTTAAGGTTTCGGAACGGGACTTCAATCCCATTGAGCTTAAGGTGCTGGGTATCCTTAACAACCATGTTTACTTCGACAATCCGTTTTTGGAATCCTAGCCTTGTCCCGCTAGCAATCTTTAGTTCTACGGGCATAGTCACAGCCTTGACAGTAAAGTCCAGCCCAACCTGATAAGTGCTAGTAGCTGCCCTTGGGAAAGTTATAGAACCATCGTTGGCAACAGTATCGGCTGGCTGCAAGGTGCCGTCCAAAATGATGTCCACCTGCTTGCCGGGTAAGTGAGCAAGCGTAGCCCCGCTACCAGTGGTGCCAGACACGGCAGAGTCCACCAAAAGATTGTCTACAAAAATCTCTACAAACCATTTGTCATCAGAACCTATGGTGCGCTTGACCACCGTGTAGATTGTCGTTAAATCCACGCCGACATCAATGTACGCCCCGTCTGTCAAGAACTCAGAAGGGGCAATGACGTTTTGGCTACGCAATAAGGAAAACGCTACCATGCTCCCGTCTTGGCCGTTGACAATAAAAAGCAGGTCATTCTCATCGGTTGCGACTGACCTCCGTAGCGCCATGCGCGTGGGGCTGCGTAGCAGATGGCCAGACAGCAAGCTTATTTTGCTAGTCACATAAGTGAGCTGCGTGTCCGTAAAAGCAAACTCATTAAGAGACTTGCCCTGGCGCTGAATAAATAACGTGCCAGACTCAAGCTGCTGCGTGCGGATACCCTCTGCCGAACCATTGCGAGTGGATGACTTTAAGAAGAAGTTCACCGGGGTTACCGGGTCCAGACCTTCCTGCGGCACATAGAACTCACCGCCAGTCGTAAAGACTTGCAAGTCGCGGCCAGAGGTAATGTCGGTAATCGCATTAAAGGTATTGGTGTCTAGCGTCGCCTCAACAGCATCATCATCCAAACCCTCTGTTGCCTGGAAGTCAAAGAACAATCCGACCTTAGAACCCCAAACGGTTGAAGGCCTAGACTTGGAACCACCAAAATACAGCCGCCCTTCGTGGAATGTCACGGTCCTTGGATAACCTCTAATTGAAGACCAGACCGGCTCATATCCAAATTCAATTTCCCATTTGTTGTTTGCAATTGTTGAGGTATTGAAAAACGGGAACTCAGATTGCACCAGGGCAGATGTTGTAGAATTGATTTGAGAAATCCTGACACGGCCCTGCGGTTGTGCATTGATGTACTGACCAACCTGGCTAGATACCGAGAACGTGCTGGTATTGTCCGGAGTAGTGGACCAGGCTATAGATACCGTGGCCACCTTTGTAGACCCGACATAATCTGAGATTACCCGAATCTGACCAGCACCGGTGCCACCGGTAATCGTTATCGTTGAGCCATTGTAAATGTCATCGGTGGCAGACGCGCTGGCATCTAGCGTGATGGTGGTAGATGCACCAGCCTGCGCCGTCCCGGTACGGCCGTCGTGGAACACATTGCCAGATGCGGTTATCGTAATATTCCCCGACACCTTATCTGGAGCAATGGTGCCGGTTGGGTTTACTACCGTGCTGGTGAAGTTATACGATGGCGTACTATCAAAACTGATAACGCTTCCAGTCCAGTCGGCATTGGTCGCCCCGCGCACAATTTGAACAGGCGGTATGTCCTGATGCGTCAAAATCAAGGTATCGGCAGACTGAGTCCAGCACAGCGTGGAAAGCCTCGCGCCCGTGAGCCCAAGGCTAGAGGTATCCAAGTAATCCAAGGAACCGCCATTGATGGCAGTAACCAAAGCACCCTGCCTAAAGACGTGCATTCTGTTGTGGGTAAAACACAGCATATAGCTGTCGCTAGTGCTGAACTCAAACGGTACTAAGCGAACACCATTGAACGCAGACTCAGCGCCAGAGCTGGGAAGGCTAAACAGGAATTTGCTACCAGGCCTGCGACGAATCCCGCCCTGTGGCTGCACCACCACATTTGTAGCTTCGCTCAATGCGTTTTGGTAAGCCTCAAGATCAACCCTAGCGCGCAAGAGCGGATCTAGCTCCCCAGTGCTAAAGTTTGTCTGGATGCTAACAAATCGAGTCATCAGTACCTCACGTCAATCAGGCTGTAGTCTTCTATGACCTGGTTTGGCTGGCCGGCACCATCAATCTGCATGGCAGTTCTCATGTACCCACCGCGGCCATTTTCCGCAGGGGAACCCACTGCAACGTTCTGCCAGTAGTTGGCCTTCTCAACCTGATCAGTAATCGGCGTAGACAGATGCCATGCCATTAGATACTTCATAAGCTGCACAAAGTAGACGGGCATTTCAAACTCTTGCACCGCGTACTGGTAGTCAATCCAGACCTCTTCCTCGTTGGTCAGCAGCTTGTCTTGAAATATTCGGTAGTTGCGGATCGTGCGTACATTTGGGCTGCTAGATATAACGACAGACCGGGGCGGGCCAATGCGGTCACCGGGCAGCTGATATTCGTACTTGTACTCGGTTGTGGGAGTAGTCACCAATTTGGCTAGCTTAATTTTCTTAAAAGAAAACCCCCAGGGATAAATCAGCAGCGCTTGGTTCTTAATGTCCGAATACAGACGGTCACAGACGTTAGCCTTGTCAGTACCCTCTTGGAAAGACGAAATAGCCCCGGCCCCGATCATAAGCAGGGCATCAGAACAAATTGATAGTGCTGAATCGCCGGCGGCCATTTATGCCTCCACAATAAAAGTAATGCTATTGACTGATTGCCTTTTAGCGGTTATTTCCCAATCCGTAAAGGTTTCCTTGATCTTATTGCACCACCAATCCGCTGGCTTGACAATCAGGTGGGCATTACGCCCGTCTTCCAAGAACTTGCCGGCTGGGGCGGTGGACACAACCAAGTAGACAAAATGCTTTGCCAAAGACCGTATGTCTTCCAAAACATAATCTAGGCACTCCGGCTCGACGTGTTCCAAGACATCGCAGCAGGCGACAATGTCGTGCGGCTGCGGCCTAGCAGAAAACTCAATGATGGCAGGGTCATAATTAGTGCATTCTAAGTACTGAGACATGGTGGCCTTGCCACAACCGTAGTCCAAAACACTGCCCTTGCCCACCAAGCTGGTCAGCTCCAAAACATCAGAGTAAACCTCCATCCGCACCCGGCTGCCATACTTCCCGTCTTTTTGGTGCAGCTTAAAGTTCAGTCTTCGGTATTCTTCGCTAATCAGCATGGCGCGCCTAATATCCGCTTTGTATTCCCAGACATTGAATATACGCCCTTCATATGACCGTCGCGGACGTGATTGTGCAGGCAACCCAGCCAGCCCTCTATCTGCTCGCGGCTAGCAAAACTCTTGACATCAGGGAACTGGTACCTATTCGGGTAGCCCTCGGAATACTTAGACATCTTTGGGTCCAAAGGAATCCCGGCCAATATAACCTCGTCAAACCCCATGCCAAGCTTGGCCCATAATGCGCCGCACAAACCAGAGGAACCAGTTACCCAGTAAAGCTCATCCCAAACGTAATCGATAGCCTGCCAGGAAGCTTCCGGCATCGGAAGAAACCACAACCCGGCGCCCTGGCTCTTGTAACTTCTGGGCCTAGCGTGCAGTTTAATCCTCCTGCCGGCCAAGCTCTTAATCTTTTCCGACATCTCGCCGTGCTGCGTCCAGACGTGTGTAATCTCTGGGACTATCGTGGCGGCATACTTGACACCAAGAATGGTGGCGTCAGGCCTTAACTTCTTAGCCTGCTCTAAATCCTCAAACAAATTGGGGGCTGCGCCACAAAGAATGGCACAACCCCCGTGCTTTACCTCATAAACAGCAGGCAAGATTAATCGCTGTTTGTAGCGCCAATCGCGTTAGCATTAGCAACATCAACCACCGTGCCGGTATTGCTTAACACAACGTGGAATCCAAAGAGGCGGTCTGTAGAGCTAGAGGCCTTAGAGGCCACATAAATCAGATCGCCAACCTTGAGCAGGCTAGCTACAGAATTGAAGTAGCCAGACCCGTCAACGTCACCAGGGATATCGTCGGTTGAGTAAGTCCATACCTGGGGAGCATTGCCAGCCTTAGAACCAGCGACAAGAGCCAAACCATTTGCATTGAAAGCCATGTCAGTTCTCCTTAGGTTGTAGATGCGCCGACGGTATCAAGCGTCGTGATTTTAACGATACCCTCGACGTCGATGGCAACCGCGTTGGCCGAGAACATTGCATTGACCAACCAGCTGGTCTTCTCAGGAACGTAGTTGATTTCGGTCTTGGGCGCCATGCCCTCAGCGTAACCAATAGCGTCACGGTGGAAGGCGAACAGCGTGCGGTCATTGGTAGCCAGAGGCAGACCACCCTCAGCGCGATCACCCAACACATGGAAGGTAAAGCCCAAGAAGGTATTCAGCTCGCCGGACACCAGAGCGCGGACGGTATTAAAGTCGGCAGAAGTCACCGAGGTTTCGCCCAGCAAAGACGAAAGGCTATTGGCATGAACAATCATGTGCCGGTCAGTGAAAGGCACATTGTTCTTGTCTAGCAGTCGCTTGGCAGCGCGGAGCTTGGCAACGTTCAGGTTTGTGGAAGTACCACCAATGTCTGCGGAAACCGTGTTACCGCCAACAGAAGCACCGTTCAGGGCATCAATGATCAGCTGGTCCTGGCGGCGGCCAATAGCATTGGCAACCACTTGGACAAGCTCTTGACGCTCGTCAAAGTTTACTTTCTGTTGATTGAAGATGTCGCTGTATTCAGCGGCATTCCAGTCTTGGAGGTTAACGGTAACCTTGTCAAACCCAACATTCAAAGGGGTGACATCGGTCTGGGGGACGCGCAAAGTAGCAACGCCACGGCCCACTTTGGGGAACTGCACAGTCAAACCCTCGACACCTCGGCGCTGACGCACGGCACCAACAAGCATAGCTTTAGCTTGGTAGGCCTGCTTGACCTCGGCATCAAAGAGGGTGACAAAGGCGTTTGATAAAGAAACGGCCATTTCAATCTCCTTGAAAAATTAAGAAAGGTCTATCGCATCGGTTAGCCGGTGTTCTGGGCCTAGCTTGCACCTTACGGGTACCAATCGTCTGCGTCCGCAGCGGCAAGGGTCAGATATCTGATTAGCCTTGAGCCGGATTAAATCACAACTGTTGTATGAATGCAACAAAAAAAACCCGGCACAAGGGGGGGGGTGCCGGGTCAATCCCTGTGAAGGGAGGGGAGGAGAATTAACCAAAGTGCTGGGAAAACAGTCTTTCTACTTTCTCTCGGTATGCTTTGTCGGTAGTGTACTTTGGATCGCCAACCATTGCATATAGTTCCTCTTTGGATGGCGCGCCGTCAGCCGGCCCGAAATCAATCGGAACCCTGCCCTCATAGGACTCCCGCAGTTTGACCAAGGCCCGGATGCCGTTGGCCGTGCCACCCATGATTTTGAATTCCTCAAAATCTGTTTTGCTCCAGACGCCCTTTTGAACCAGGCCTTGCGCCCAGGTAACCATGCCCTTAATCATGGCGTCGCCATTTGGGCCTAAAGCCTTCCGCTCTGCCTCAATGCTGGTTCTGACCCGATCCTGCTCGGTGCCGCCCATTTTAACGACGTCGCCCACCAACTTATCAAAGGCAGCCTGACTGATCCCGTATTCCTTGGCCCAGCCCTCAACGTGCTGGCGCACCGGGTCATCTTCTGGAATATCGCCAAATGCGGCAGTATCGTACTTTCCGTCTACCGGGGGTTTGTGCTTTCCCTGGCTAATCTGCTTTCTCAAATCAGACCAGCTCTTGGCAATTGCCTCAAGGTCCGGTTCTGCTTCTTCCTTCTTCCAGAAGTTCTCTGGCCACCAGTCTGGGCGCTCTAACGGCTCGTCCGCGTCCTCTTCCTTCTGCATATGCTGTATAGACTGGCCATCTGGGGTTGGTGCCTCATCCTGCTCTACTGTGACTCCATCCAATAGGCCAGCTTGTTCCTGACTTTCGTCAGTAGTGCTGGGTTGGGTTGTATCCATCAAAGTTTCCTCGCTCTCTTGACCCGTGCTTCCAAGTCCCTAACCACGCTGTTCTGCCCTTCTCGGTAATAAGCATGGCTAGAGTCTGCACCCGGCACGGCAACGGGTTGCTCCAAAAGAGCGGTGCGTAACCACTCCATTAGTTTTTGACCATCCTCATCGCCCAGCACCCGCAGGCAGAGTCGGTTCAAATCATCGGTAGCCTGCTGGGCATCCCGGACATCTGTTGGAATTGCTTCTAAATCTTCCCAGCCCACTACATGGCACCTTGAATCATTTGGCCAGCAGCCTCAGGATTTTGCTCGGCTAGCTGGCTAGCGGCCTCAGCCGCCTGCTGCATAATCATTTGCCGCTCTTGTGGGCTGTTTCTGATCTTAGCGGGGATGCCAAGCTTCTCTGCAATCTCGTCAAGCATTGCGCCAACCTTCAGCACCGCCATACCTTCTGGGCCGGCAGACTGGGTAATCTGGGCGAACTGCAATATGGCATTCACCTCTTCCATATTCTGCGCCATAGCCAGCGGGGCAACCGGGGCAATCCTAATTTCTAACCCATTAACACGCAATGGCAGGTCAATTAGACCGCGGTCATCCATCACCTGTAGCGTTTTACCGATCAGCGGAATCATGGTCTCGTTGATCAGGCGGCCAAAGGCAGAGCCCAGGTTCTGGGCCAACTCCTTCATGCGCTCCACAATCTCGGTAGCAGACCGGGCAGACATATTGTCTGGCGGCAGGGACTCGTCCAACAGAATGCGTTTGATGTTGGCCACAAGGTCGTTGATGACTATCTGGCTAACACTGAAGTCACCGGACCTAGCCAATGGTCGCAGACTTTCCCCCTGCGGCCCACCATTTCTGGCCACCGGAATAATCGCCCCAGGCACAATCTTGATGGTATTCGGGTTCAGCACTCCGTCATCAGCAGCGGTGTATACGCCAGTGATACTCAGGCTAGCGTTTTTCAGCACCAACTCTTTGACCTTGTTTAGGGTCTTGATGTCCGGGATAGCGGTGACCAAAGGCCCACGCCCGTAGATTTCTCCGGCCACTTTCATGTAACGGCTCACCACCCACGGGGAATACTTCATGCGCCGGTAGACCAGCTCGGTCTTGGATTTCTTGTCAATGACGTGGTAGCAATAATCCCCACGCTTGACATCCAAAATGGTTGCCTCAATTAGCTCGACATCCTCTGTTGGCTTATCCTCAATAAGCCTAGCCAAATCAGATGTTGGGGCAATCTCTGCGTCCGGCCATTGGCGCTGGATAGCCTCTGCCTTAATCCGCATACGACGGTAGACGTTATCCACAAGGCCATTGGCGCTCTCTTCAAACGCAACCAAATACTGCGGCACTGGGATAAAGTTTACCGGGCTAATATCGTCACCTGGCTGCACAAGCATGACCGCCGTGCCAACCGTCATATCAAGCAGAAACTCGCCCATTGCAATGTCAAAGTTCGACTGCCTTAGCGTGGCGAAAAGCTTTTCTGTGTATACGTCAAGCGCAACCTGGGCCTCTGCTTTGCGCTCATCGGGAATGTCCGGACCAGGCTCAAGCCGGCACCACTTGCGCTGGGGCGGGAAAATACCAGACTGCAAACGATTAGCAAATCTTTGAGTAGAGCTGATGGCAGTAGAGTCAAAGACTCTGTTCATCTTTTTGTTGCCGCCAACCTTGCCCTCCCAATACCCGTCGTAAAGATTGCGCTGGGGCAAAGCAAATTCGTAGCAGTCCTCGTAAAGGTTGCGGAAATCTTCCTTCTTCCGCAATGCAACATCATGCCTTTTTAAGACCTGCTCTGGGTTCAATCTCATCATTTCAGCCATTTTTCTTCTGCGCCTCGTAGCGTTTCAACAGGTTACGGCCTTTTGCGGCCAGTCGAGCAGCAGCAGAACTATTCGTAGGGGCGGGCTCTCCCCAGGCTCTGGCTGCCAGTGCGAGGCGGGTGGGCTCACCATCATCTTTTGTCAGAGGCCCGCTTGGGTTGGTGTAAAACCGGGTAAGGAAACTTCCTTTCCTTCTCATCTTCTCGGGCGTATCTGCCGCGCCCTTTACCCCAGGCTTGAGGTCGGCGCCCTCTTTGCGCTTGAAGTACCGGCGGCCAGCAGCGGTCAATCCACCTTCTGGGTCTTTAATGGGCTCACTCATACCAATCGATCCTCAGCTCTGCCATTTGAGACTGCCCATTGACATTGGTCAGTCGCAGCAAGTAGGTGGTTAGTGGCTTAAGCACAAACTCATAAGTAAAACCAGCGCCACCAGCCCCGGTCCCGCCCTGCCCGCTAGAAATGAACTCGGCATATATCTCGGTGCCGGCATTGCTAACAGTCGGATTCAAAACGGCAGCGCCCTGGCTGGCAGCGGTCAAGTATCGATTCCTGCGGTGCAGCGTCATGGTTGTACCGCCAGAAGTGGTTGCGGCCTCGTAGATATAGAACTCAGCCTCACCGCCGCACTGGTACGTCATTACGGCGTGCGCGTACACATTGGCCGGCCACGCAATGGCTATATCAATGCTCGTAGCAGTCGCTAGCTTGTCAGCGTTTGGTTGTAGCTTGTAGGCGTAATAAGCACGCCCCTCATGCAGCCTGTAGTGATTGATGTCAATAGTCGGAAATGGTTCCGAAAAATCAACCAGCACATGGGTGCCATCCCGCTTGCCAAACGATGGTGTCGCGTGGCGGCTAGCAGTGGTGAGTGATTCGCGCTGTACCTCTAGGCTCATACGCTCCTTAGCCTTACAGGTATGCAGCCGGGGACGGTGAACTCAATCCCATGCTCTTTAATTTTCTCTTCCATTTCAAGGACCCGCTCAGAGCATTCCTGCTCGGTGGCGTATAGCTCGCTAGTGTTAGCCAGAAACTTGCACTGGCCCCCAATGCAAAAAACTATCACCGCGAGCCACCCGCTCATTTTTTGGCTCTCATGGCAGTTTTAGCTGCCTTCTTGAATGCCTCTGCCGTTGGAGCGCCTTTGGCCCCAGGCTTACGCATCTTCTCGCCAGAACCCTCTTTGATGCGCTCACGCTTGGCGTGGATGTTTGCGTAGAGTCCAGCTTTCATTTGCCATACCCCCCAGCCTTGCGGCCCTCGCTCATGGCAATCGCCTTGGCCTGTTGCTCGGATTTGACCTTGCCGCCAGAGCTGGATTTAAGCTTGCCTTGGGAATACTCGCGCATAACCTTGGCGACTTTCTTTTGCATCTTGGATTTATCAGGCATCACATACCTCCGCTTCCTAAAGTTTGAACTCCACTCTCCGGCGTAATCCTAGCCTCGGACAATAAAGGCCTGCCGCCACGGCGTGCGCGCCTGCGGGCAGCATTTTCCTGCATCGCAGATACTTCCTGGGATGGTAGTTGCTGAGAAGTCGTATCAACTTGTTTAGTCCACTGCCCCGGTGGAGGCGGCTGTTCTTGAGCTGGTCTTGATCTTCCACCCATGATTAGCTTACCTTTCCTAGAGTTTCGCCAATACCAGTCTCAGGTGCGACGCGCGCCTCAGACAACAACATACGCGAACCGCCACGCTGCCGAGCCCTACGCCTTGCCTCATCCTGCTTGGCTATCTCTGCGCGCTCTGCGTCTGCCTCCGCTTTTTGTCTGGCCGTTTCTGCGCGCTGCTCTTGAATCTGAGCGCCCGCGCCACCATCGCCGCCGCCACCACCAAATAATCCGCTCATTTACACCTCGCCATAAGTAAATAATCGACCTCGTCCGGGCCATACTGACGCATGACCCCCTCTTGCTCAAACCCTATAACTTTTGCCCACTTAACAGCTCTCTTGTCCGTGGTTCTAACAGTTATTTGTATTCGATGCAACTTCTGAGATATCGCTAGAGTGTCAGCAAAGATTCTGCCGAATTTGGTCATTAGGATCGGCCTGGTCCTGGCGGCATCGTCGGCCACCATCCACGCCTCGGAAACCCCGTGCCATATCCTTATGGCGCCAAAGCAGACCACCGGACGAAAGCCAATAAACCCCGTCACAGCCACCCCAAGTTTTGCCTGCCCCTGTATCGATTTGACAGTATCCACCCATTGCTCATGCACCAAAACCTCTGGCTGAGATATCTTGATTTCCTCAATATGTGAATCTGCAAATGGCAGAAAGAAAACTCCGGAGTTAGCCGGCAGCTGGTCGTTTAACCTTTCAATGAAGTCCAAAGACATCGAATTCGCTATTGACCAAGGTTTGAGCCACAAGGCTGGATTTCGCTAGGCCACTCCTTGTCATTCTCTTATGCTCGCCGCCACCGAGCAAAAGGTAGCCAAAAGAGTCGCCAATGTGCGAGTGTTCATTCTTGTTTGGTGCATCGCGGAACCTTTCCTGGCCCGCCCCGACACTTACGCGCCTGAAGTGATAGCCGCCGGCTAGGCACTTCCGCAGCAGCTTGCACTCCCTATTTACAATCAGACCTGGCTTGCCGGAGATCAGTCTCTGCATCGGCATGGCCGCAGCCTCTCGCCGGACCTTGAAGTCATTGCTGTGCGTTGGCTGCGCCCGTAACCCCAGGGTTCTCAGATAGTCGAAGGCAGTCACCTCGTAGATGGCGTCCCTGGCCATACCTGCCGGGTCACCCCAGAGCATCACCTGGGCCTGTGGATAACGTGCATTTAGTTCGGCTAAGAGCTGCTGGCCGAACCGCTCAAGGCCCATGTCGAAGGTAACAATTTCGTGCAAGATAACCCAGCGGCCATTGGCTAGGCGTTGCCCAATAGTGGCGGCTGGTGTTAGACCGAAGTCCAGCCCCACTTGAATCGGCAGCTGCGGGTCATAGTCAACATCCCCGCTCATCAGGCTATCGTCGTACTCTGGCCAGACGGGGCGGCCTTCCTGCACATAGGTGTACTCGCCTGCCGCGTAGCAGCGTATCCAGTCCAGATTCTTGCCCATCAGCATCTGCTGGTAGTAGCCAGAGGGCAGGTTGCCTATGTTCTCAGCCTTGGGGTTTAGCTTCCACCACTTGCCGGCAGCGAAGATATGGTCTTGGGCTTCTGGGTTTTCTGGCAAATCTGCCGGGTCAACGGTAACAATGCCACCTGGCTGCTTGAAAAACTTCCAGGCGTACTCACCAGACATCCGCTCTTTTTCGGCCATGCGGAACCACCAATGGTCATCGTCCATTGGGTTGGTGTCCATCCAGATGCCGTGCCAGGTAGCGCCACCATCACGCTTAGTGGGATACCGGCCAACCCGGTGGGTGAGGCCATCGATCACTGCTTTTGGCAGTTCTCGGGCCTCGTTTACCCATGCGCCTGTAAGCTCAAGGGACAGCAATTTTCGCACGTCTTTCGGTTGGTCCAGCGCCAGGAAGATCACCTCACAGTCAATACCAGCGGCATCCCCACGGCTAGGCAACCTAATGTGATGCGTAATGGGCGGCGTCCAGAGCATAGGCCCGAAGGTAGCCTCCGGGAACAGATCCAACCACGTCTTGATCGTGGTGGTCTTGAGCATTGGGTAAGAGTTTCTGACTATCGCAAATCGGGTGTATTTGATCCCATCTATGGGGCTGGGTGCCTGCTTGACTGCCCTGAGCATAATCTCAGCAGCGCAGGCGTATGACTTGCCTGAGCCCACTGGCCCCATGAGCCCTCGGACAAAGGCATTGCTTTGCAGGAACCTGTAAACTTCTGGGCTGGAGCGGAAGTCTAGGTTTATGCCAGCGACGGTCTTGGGCGACTGCTCTTTAGTCTTCATCTAGTCACCGCAGTAGCAGGGTATTGTTTCGTCGGAAAAAAGGTTTTGTTGGTCTTTGGCAAACTTAGCCATCTGAGCGTATGAGGGGCGGTCTGATCTGAACCTAGCGCCTTCTCCCCTAGTCATTCCTGAAGACTGAACTAGCGTCTCCATCCTTGCCCACCAGACAGCACGCTCTGGCTTCTCTTGGATAAGGGATAAGACTTGATTCCCGCCCTTGAGATAGCACAGGTCACAGTTCCCGTGCATGGTTTTCCCATTGATGTTGGGTAGTCCTAGATCAAAAGAATGGTTTGCCCAGAACTCCCCGACATCTTTTGCCGTGACGCCAGCCGTGACTAATGGCGTCCGAGACCGATCCATCTTGACGGCGCGGCGCATTTCGTCAGCTCGGATTCCTACCCAGTCCATGTTTTCGTCGTGATCCCAGCCTAAGCTTTTGACATATCTGTCTATGGTTCGGATCTTCAGGATTGCCGTACAAAATCTGGTGACTGGATTGGGAAGGTACTTTCGCTGCCGAATAAGCGCCTCAAAAGGTTCGCCATTCCTACTGGCTGTCTCAAAATTTACCCGACGAAACTTAGGGTCTTCTACTTGAAACTCCAACCAATGGATCTCGCAGCCCCAGTTTTTCTCGCAGTCATTGACGAACTGGAGGGTAGCCTCTTCTTCTTTGCCCGTATTGGCAAAGACTACCAAGGCATCGTCCGGCAGACCACCGTTAGCTTCCAAGACCCGCCACAGCATATAAGCAGAAGTGCGGCCACCAGAGAAGCTGATAACGGTTGGCTCAGTGATTAGAAATGGATTCACGCCGGGTCACCGCTGGCTGGACCATTGTCATTGTTGCTTGGCCCAAAGAGCAAGGCAAGCGTCTTCAAGGTCTGAAGCTGGTGGATTTGTCCTAAGCGCATCCTTAATCCCCAGGTTGTAGGCATCAATGACCGTCTGCGGCATTGGCACCTCTGGTGGCTCCACCCGCATCTTAGCCAACCCAATGGCAATCAGGCTGGTCAGCACTACCCCGGTAACAACCCCTAGACCCCAATACTTGTTGTTCTCTGTCATTTGTTCATCCCCTCGTTTAGTTTATTGAAGTTTTGCCACCAATACGCGGACATATCGCAGTTCTGATAGTCCGAAAAGCAGGGAGTACCAATCGTGTAATGCACTAGGTCGGCCTTCTCGTTATCCTCGTACTCCATCGCCAACCAGTTCCACTCAAGTGGTATCTCCCCTACGTCCAACTCATTGAGCCACTCAAACCTGTGCAGGTAAGAGCCAGGCTGCTTTTCCACCATAAAGGGCGAGAGAACAAGGTTCGCCGGGTGGCCACAGTTCCACAAGATAAGACTTGACCAGTTCTTTTTCGGGTAATCCTCATTCTTGGCACCGAGGTACTTCCTGGGAAACTTGGTCTTGTAGTCGTGCTTTGCTACCATAACAGCGCAGTGCTGATCTCTTAAAGCCCATAGCTCGGCAATATCTGTGCGGCAGATCATGTCACCATCAGCGAATATGGCCCAGCCTTTGTACCCCATCAGGTATGGCACCAAGAACCTAGAGTAGATAAAGGCATTGCTACCGTCTAGGTGTTCTTCCTCGTAGATCGATTCTAGGTTCTTCAGCGACAAGGGTATAAAGGAAACCGGCTGGCTAGCAGTGGCAATGACCGACTGGCAAAAGGCGTGGTAAGCCACCGCCTCCCGTTGGTCAAACCCCACAAAAATGGGAATCAACCCTTGACCTCCACGTCCTCTGGTGCCTGCACGTTAATCCCAATAACCGAGGGTTTGTCACCCTCAGTCTCGGGGCCATCCAACAGGCCAGAGGCCTTGGCCAGTAGCCGCAGCACTCCCACCTTATCGAACATCTCTATGTCCAGAAACGAGTTCCCATCCTTGTCAGTCCTCTGCTTGATGGTCTTTATGGCCTGCAGGGCGTGTTCTGGTATCTGGTCACTAGCTTTCACCTGAATATTGCCGGCAGCATCCCAGCTCATAATGTCTGTGATCTTGGTGTTAGCCATACACAGCAAGGCATAAGCCACCGCTTCCCGGTTCTGTATCAGCGTGTCAGAACGAGACAACCTGTTTTTGGCAGCTCTGACACCACCCCAGCCATTCAGACTGGGGATCTGGTTGGCAAGTCTAGGACTCTTGGGCATCAGAAGGGGGGATCGTCTTTGAGATCGTTTATAGAACCCTGGGGTTGATATCCATTGCTCTTGGCCTGGTCATGAGCAGACTGCCGAGGCTGGGTATAGTTCCCCAACTTCAAGCTCAAGAACTCATTGCCATTCTTTGAGGTCTTCTTCCAGGCAGAAATCTCCACCTCCAGACCAGTATCGAGAACCAGCGTACCCTTCATGTCTGGCCTCCTCTCATTGTCTCCCTTGTTGTTGTAGAACAAAGTTCCAGTACAAGGTCTTTTCTCGTAGGGCATAT